AATGGGTTTGTTAGACAACAGGTTGCTATTGGTAGCCAACAACCAGTACATCAACATAAGATGTGCGATAAATGCGAAAGCATGCGACCACCAGAAGGCGGTATACAAATGAACCCAGCAAAATGGATTTGTGTTATGTGTTGGACAAAACGCGCAACTAACAGGAACTTATTGCAACATGCCACGGCCAAAACCACCAAACCCTCTAAAAGGTAGACAGGTTCGTCTATCTGACATTGAATGGGCGATGTTACAGCATCTTGGAGGGGCTGAGTGGCTCCGAAACGTGCTAAATAAAACAGCGCCACTTCCTAAACGATTCTATAAAACCTTAATACCGAAAGACAAAGATGACAAATGATATGTTTGAAAAAGTACGTGAATTTCGCACAAAACTTAACTTGCCTGTTAGCCACAAACCACAGCTATTGGAACCTGTTGACATTAGTTTTTATGCAAGGTTCCTCATGGAGGAATTAAGTGAATTGCTTAAGGCCCATGAAAAAGGCAATTTAGTAGATGCTGCTGATGCGATTGCAGATTTAGCGTATGTAACGATGGGTTGTGCGCATCACATGGGAATTCCTTTGCCGGAAATTCTACAAGTGGTTCATCACGCCAATATGCAAAAAGTTCCTGGAGCCACAAACCGTGGCAACAAACAGGATGCACAAAAACCTGAAGGATGGGTTGGGCCAGAAGATATGATTGCGTTAATTTTATTTGAAAAAAATAAAAAATAAATGTGTACTTTGTGAAAAACATAGTATAATTAAACTGTTTACTTAGGTAAGCAAACTTAAATTCTTAAATTCTGAAAACAAAGGTTACTAAAATGTCAAAAGTCCAAACTTACACAAAGCAACAGGCTATCGAAGAAATCATCGAGGATTTAGTAGATTCCGGTGATATTCATGAGTATTTTGAAGATATGTGCCGTGGTGAAATGAAACCAGTGTGCCAATGGTCTAACCAGCAAATGGTAGAACACTTCGAATACAAAGATGTTTACATCAAAATCAAAGGTTAACATCATGAATATCTTCTATCTCCACCACATCCCATCAGTTGCTGCTGAAATGCATTGTGATAAGCATGTTGTCAAAATGATTGTGGAATCCTGCCAAATGCTGGCAACTGCACATCATGAACATGGCAATGGCGACAATGTAACCTACAAGCCAACTCATAAAAATCATCCATCATCTATTTGGGCACGTGAAACTGGTGATCAGTATCGCTGGTTGCATAAATTAGCTGTTGCATTGTGCAAAGAATACACTTTGCGTTATGGCAAAGAGCATAAGTGTTTAGCTATGTTGAAAGGTGAATTGCTTAATCCACCGTCAGCAATTGCTAACAACCACAAATGGAAACAACCGCCCCAATGCATGCCTGATGAACATAAGCATTACGATACAGTTGTTGCATACCGTAGCTATTATCTGACCAAAGATATTAAGTGGGCACGCACATATTATCGTGGCCGTAATTTCACACCTAATTGGATGGAGCCAGCATATGCATGATCCTATGAAATGGCATGTTCGCTATCTTACAATGGCAAAGTTAGTAGCATCTTGGTCTAAAGATCCATCTACTAAATGTGGCGCTGTAATTGTGAATGCCGATAATGAAGTGGTTAGCATTGGCTTTAACGGTTTTCCACGTGGCGTTTATGACAGCCCTAGAAAGCTAAATGATAGAGCAATTAAGTTAGCAATGACTTTACATGCCGAACGAAATGCTATTCTATTTGCTAAGCAATCGCTTAAAGGTTGCACAATTTACACTTGGCCAATGCATGCATGTAGCGAATGTGCAGCTATGATTATTCAGGCTGGTTTTTGGCGCCATGTAACTATGGCACACAACAATGCTAGGTGGCAAGAATCTTGGAACATTGCTCGTGATATGTTTAATGAAGCAAATGTTGATGTGATTATGGTTGAACAAGATCTACTAGGAGATTATGATGAAAATATCTGAATTGATTGATGAGCTTATAAGCTTAAAAGAACAGCGTACTGAATTGGCAAACTTAGATAGCAGCTTATCTAAGCGAGTATCACAACTAGAATCTGACCTTATGCATGCTATGAATTCAGCCGGCACAATGAAGGCAGCATCTGAAAAAGGCCATTCAGTTACGATGTCTAAAAAATTACACCCAGCCATTACTGACTGGAATGAATTTTATGGGTATGTTACTACTACAAATAGTTTTGATTTACTTCATAAAAGACTTAGCAGCACTGCTTTCAAAGATCGTTGGGAAGCAGGCGAACAAATCCCCGGTTCAACCGCTGCTGAGGTATGGGGTATTTCTGTCACTAAATCACGTAAATAAGGAGTTTCTAAATGTCTAAAAATCAATTGGCTATGTTCGAGTCTGAATTGGAAAAGCTGGCTAGTGTTGGTATGGCCGCTGAAAGAAGTACTGCAGGTACGCAGTTTTTAAGTACAAAAGGTGGTGCATTAACTTACCGTGATAACCCTATTGCTGGAAATGCAATTGAAGTTGTTATTTTAAGTTCACCTGTTGAGCGTCTGTACTATACAGCTCGTTACGATCCTACAAATCCTGCTGGTCCGGTTTGTTTTGCTCTTGGCCAAACAATGACAGGGTTAAAGCCAAACACTAACTCACCTGAAAAGCAAAGTGATCTATGTTCACAATGCCCTAAAGATCAGTGGGGAAGTGCGGCTAATGGTGGTAAAGGTAAAGCTTGTGCTGAAAAGCGCCGGTTATTGATTATGACTGCTGATTCTATTAGCTCGGTCGAATCAGTGAACATGGGTGAAGTGGCAGCACTTAGAACACCGGTTACCAGTGTGAAAGGTTTTGCTACATACTTACAAAAGATTGCTAGCGCAACTAAGCGTCCGCTATCAGCTGTAGTTACAAAAATCAGTGTAGTTCCTGATGCAAAAACACAGTTTAAGGTTAACTTTGACTTTGTTCGTACTATTGACGATCTTGATGTTGTAAAGGCTTTAATCGCAAGAGGCGAAAAAGAGCTGGAAAATGCAGTTCAAACTGCTGGCATGGAAGAAGATGCTGGTGAAACTGCTGATACAGCCACAAAGTCTGATAAGTACTAAACCATGGATCCAATCTTCCTTGACTTTGAAACCGAGGCGATTGGCCCACGTCCACACGAGTACCCACCCAAGCCAGTAGGTTTGGCGGTACTTGATAGGACGAACCAATTCCAATCAGGTTATTTTTCATTTGCGCATGATAGCAATAACAATACAACGTTTGAAGCTGTCCACCAAATGCTAACTGATATGTGGAAGTCGGGCCGATCGGTCTGCTTTCATAATGCAATGTTTGACTTGGCAGTAATCTATGAAAAGTTTGACTTGCCATTTATTGAGCCTGAACGCTTACATGATACTTTGGTGCTAGCCTTTTTGCACGACCCTTATGCAAGAAGTTTATCACTAAAAGAGCTGTGTAAAGAGTGGCTTAATGTTCAGCCAGAAGAACGCGATGAGCTGTTTGACTGGTTAACTATGCACATCGAAGCTGTTCGTAAAAAGCCAAAGTCGGCAGGCGCGTATATTGCACGCGGTCCGGCTGATTTAGTAGGTAAGTATGCCGAGGCAGATGTAAGGCTAACTGCAGGGTTGTATGACTTTACTCATGAAGTCAGATCCACAATGCCACGAGCTTATTTGCGTGAAATCGAGCTTATGCCTGTATTACTGGAAAACAGTAAGCTTGGAATCCGTGTTGATGTAGACGGCATGAAAGCTTGTCTTGAAAAGGCCAATGCTGACATTAAGATGTGTGAAGTCTGGCTGTTTAAGTACTTTGATACTGAAGAGATTAACTTTAACAGCGGTGTTCAGCTAGTCAACAGCATTGTGGCCAAAGGCTGCTACAGGACAGACAAACGTTGGCCTGAAAGTGATAAAGGCACACCGCTGTCCGATAAAGACACCATCAAAGAGATGGTAACCGATCCAGAGTTGTCATCGGTGTTACGGCATAGGGACGTGTTGGTAAAACTAACCGGTACCTATATAGAACCATGGTTAGCTCAATCGGAATCAACTGGAAGGATCTACACTGAGTGGAACACGGTTAGAGGTGAAGCTGGTGGCACACGAACCGGCAGGTTATCTGCTAAACCAACACTACAAACTATGCCAACACGTGGGCCTAAAACACCATTGCCTACTGAATTGCAAGGGTTGGTGATACCTAAAGTCCGTGAGTTTATCTTGCCTGATGAAGGCCACATGATGGCAGCTGCTGACTTTCAAGCTCAGGAACTGCGGTTATTTGCACACTTTGAGGAAGGTAAACTTGCAGAGCAGTATCGTAAAGATCCAAATGCTGACCTACACACGTTTGCTGCCAATCTGATGAGCGAGAAGGCTGGTAGGGTGGTGATTCGGGATTATGCAAAAACAATGTCATTTGGCATTTTGTATGGCGCTGGCCCCAAAAAGATCAGTGAAATGTTGGGGATTCCGTACAACGAGGCTAAACAGCTGATTGACTTGTATAAGTCTGAGGTAGCACCCGGATTAGATAAGGTGAACAACGACCTAATGACTAGATACAAAATTAGGGCACCGTTTTCTACGATTGGTGGCCGTCTTGTGAAAGGTGAACCGCCAAAGATTATCAACGGCAAGCTGATGAATTTCGGGTTTAAGTCTTTAAACACGCTTATTCAAGGTAGTGGCGCTGATATGGCGAAACAAGCGATGATTGACTATTGGAAGATAGCTGAAGATTCCAGATTGCTGTTATCATTGCATGATGAATTGATTATTTCGGCAAGAGCTGATGTTGTGCAACGAGAAGCTGATAAGCTGGCTGCTTGTATGATCAATGCTTTTACGTTAGATGTACCTCTCATTGCAGAGGCCAAAGTTGGTAGTAATTTTTCTGAGGTTAAATAATGGCACATTCATATTCAGCGGTTAAACTTTATGAACAATGTCCGGCAAGATACAAGTTCAATCGAATAGATCGACTTCCTGAACCATCTGGTCCGGCCGCTGAACGTGGCACTATGATCCACTCTGAGATTGAAGAGGCAATTAAGGGTGGGTTAGGTTTGTTATCACAAGAAGTTATCTACTTGTCGCCTAAAATTACCGAGTGGAAGGATCTTAAAGCTGCATCAGAGCTTAAGTTTGCCATAGATTCTGACTGGAACCCTGTTGAGTACACCAGCGATACTGCAATGTTCCGTGGCATTATTGACTTGTACGTTGAAAAAGACGATGTTGCCACAGTACTTGACTTTAAGACTGGTAAAGATAGGGATTACTCTGATCAAGTGATGGTGTATGCATCAGTGATACTTGCATCCAAGCCGCACATTCAAACTGTAAAGCTTGTGATTGAGTTTATTGATCTTAAGAAAAGTACTGAATATGCAGCCGTTACAAGGCAGCAATTAAATGAGATGAAAGTTAGTCTTGTTGACAGGCTAAACACACTAAAAGGCGACAAGATCTTTGCGCCTAATCCATCATTCTTGTGTAAGTGGTGCCATTACAGAAAAGATAACGGTGGCCCTTGCAAATGGTAACTAAAGTAATACTTGAACGGCATTTAGAAGCGTATTTTTCAGCTGCTTGTAAAAAACGTGGCTTACTTACGCTAAAGCTAAATGTTCGGTTTGCCAGAGGTTGGCCAGATCGAATTGTGCCGATGAAAGGTGGTGGCGTTTTGTGGGTAGAACTAAAACGTCCGGGTGGAAAGCTATCTGCCTTACAAGAAAAAGTCCACAAAGACTTAAGAGCTATTGGCCATACTGTCTACACAATCGACTCAAAGGAGGGTATTGATCATGTATTGGGAACCGCATGAATACCAGAAGAAAGCTGTAAAGTTTTTAGTTGAGAATGGATCTGGTCAGCTTTGGTTAGACCCTGGGTTAGGTAAAACCAGTATTACGCTGGAAGCATTTAAGATTCTTAAAGCTGCTGGCGTTGTGAAAAAAGCTTTGATACTGGCGCCATTAAGACCTGCTTATGCAGTTTGGCCAGAGGAAATTAAGAAGTGGGATAACTTTAACAGCTTATCTATCACTGTTTTACACGGGCCAAACAAAGATAAAAATCTCTATGATAAGTCTGACATTCATGTGATCAATTTCGAAGGTCTGCAATGGCTTTCAAAATCATTGAATGGTAAGCCTTTCCATTATGACATACTGATTGTTGACGAGATTAGCTACTTAAAAAATACGCGGACTGAAAGATTTAAATCACTAAATCCGTTTTTGGATAAGTTTAAGCGTAGGTTTGGACTGACTGGATCACCAGCACCAAATAGTCTAATGGACATCTTTGGTCCGCAACTAGTGATTGATCGTGGTGCAACGTTTGGCAAATACATTACACATTTTCGGACTGCATACTTTTATCAGTCAGGCTATGGTGGGTACACATGGGCTCTGAAAACTGGTGCAGACAATACGATTTATGAAAAACTATCAGATAAAGTCCTCAGAATGAAAGCAGAGGACTATCTTGATATGCCAGAATTGCTGCTTAATCGGGTTTATGTGGAACTACCTAAGACAGCTAGAGCTGTCTATAAACAGCTTGAAGATAAGTTGCTTATTGAGTTTGATAAGGACCAAGTGACGGCTACAAATGCTGCAGTTGCTGTTGGTAAATGCCAGCAAATTGCGAATGGAGCCATTTATATGGATGGTGGTGAACGTGAAACCAAAAGTATTCACGATGAAAAGCTAAATGCCGTTGAAGAGTTGGTCGAAGGGTTAAATGGTAAACCTTGCATCATTGGGTATCATTTCAAGCATGACTTAACTAGATTGCAAAAGCTATTTCCTCATGCACCACACATTGGATCAGGTGTATCCGGAAAAGATATGCAGGTGATTATTGATGATTGGAATGCAGGTAAACACTCAGTATTGCTGGCACATCCACAAAGTGCAGGCCATGGATTAAATCTCCAAGGCGCTGGTCATGCTGTGATCTGGTTTAGTAATACATGGTCATTAGAAGTTTATGAGCAGTTTATTCGTAGGTTATGGCGCCAAGGTCAACGTAATAACATCATTGTCCATCAGATTATTGCCAAAGATACGATTGATGAAGCAATTGTGTCAGCAATTAACGATAAAGACAAAACTCAACAAGCCCTTATGAATGCTGTGAGGGATTACGCAAAAAAGATCAAACAATTGGAGGAAAAATAAAAAATAAAGTGTTTACTTTGTCGCAGATGTGGTACAATGCAACTGTTTACTTCAGTAAACGCTAAAAACTTAACTACTTAAAGGCTTAAATCATGAAACACGGTAAATCCTACTGGTCAATTCACACAGATTCTTTTAAACTAAAAGAGGTTCTTCCAAAAGAAGAATACTTTCCAAAGCTTAAAGAAATCAGACTAGAAATAAAGCAAGTTTTAAACAACAAACTTGACTACAGCACAGAAAAAGCTGCCAATGAAGCATACAATAAATTACCGGATCATTTAAAACAGTGGTCATCGGTTACTGAACTAACACCAATTAGTTTAGGACTTGGTTGGTGCTAAGCAACGGGGCTTCGGCCCCATCAACAAAGGAATCAACATGGAAACAATCTTAAAGTCACCATACATCTACATAGCAGGTCCGTTCTTTAATCCTGAACAACTTGCTATCATTGAAGATATTAAAAAAGTTCTGCAATTTTCAGGGCTAGAGTATTTCAGCCCTAAAGATGAATGCATGTACGAACCCGGAGTAACAACACCTGAACAAGTATTGGACATCAATGTTAGAGCACTTGAACAAACTGACCTTACCATTTGCGTCACTGATGGACGTGATCCGGGAACGATGTTTGAAGCCGGTTGGTGTTATGCTAAATCAGTACCTATCATTTATGTCTGGTTGGGTGGTACACCAGAGCAAAAGTTTAATCTTGTATTGGCGGCTTCGGGTTCAGTTGTTCGTAGCTACACTCAACTCGATGCGGCTTTACGTGAAATTCAAGAGACAGGTACGTTCATTCGTAAAAACTGGTCAGAAGAAAGTATTCAATATGAATGAGCAAGACTTTAACTTCTTTATGCAAAGCTATACGCTTGAGCATACAAAACGCTATAGCATGAAGCCGGTTGTTCATCATGAAAGTGTTGCAACACACAGTTTCTTTGTGGCTCTTGGTGTATTGCTAATGTCAAAAGACTATAAATTTGACGTTGATAAAGCATTAAAGATCGCCATTTGCCATGATCTGGCTGAAATGGAGATCTCTGATGTGAACCACATGGTTAAGAAAAACTTTCCAGTAGTTGCTCAAGCTTTAAAAATGGCTGAGATAGACATTGTAAAGAACTTTCCTGAGCAGGTTAGGGCATATTGTGCCTTATACCACTCAGAATCACCAGAAGCCTTGGTGGTGCATTATGCCGATGCCCTCCAATGCCTACAATATTCAGACAATGAAATGGGTCTGGGGAACCGTGGCTATATGGTTGATGTATTTGAAAACAGCAAGCGTAGATTATCTATACTTGAGGAAAAACTTAAACCTTACAAGGTGAAGCCATGAAAACGACAGATCAAATTTTAGAACAGCGAGGCGAGGTTTACGGTGATTTTTATGAGGGTGTTTCATTGGAAGCTAGTATCCTTAATGGTATCACGGATCGATATGAAGAACATCATGGTCTAAGTATGGATCCTGTCCATGTTATTTATCTCTCAAAAATCGTTATGAAACTTTCTCGTTTAGCTGTATCACCTAACCATGTAGATAGCTGGACAGATATTGCAGGTTACGCACGTTTAGTCGAAATTCAACTCACAAAGGAACAATAATGCCAAAAGTCAGTAAAGCCCAAATGCCTCATCTACAAAAGATGCATACAACTCTGAAATTCGGTAAGAAAACAGAGCCAATTGAATTTGTAAACCAACTGGAAAACATTGACGTACAAATCGTCCATGCGCCTACCATTCCAGAATTCAGGAAAACTATTTCAGTGTTTCTAATGAACACATGGAATGACAAGATCCAATGGGAATTTCCAGAGGAGGACGTTAATCAAACAATTGATGAACTATTCCGCTATGAGTTACTACCAACGGCCATGGAAACGATCAACATCACTTGGTCAGTAAATGGCATGGATATGATTGACACTACTCACTTAATTCGCCACAGACTATTTAGTTTTGCAGCACAAGTCCATGGTGATAGAGATATGCGCGATGATCGTGTGATGGTTAAACCATCGATCATGGCTAATAAGGACTTCTATGACAGGTATAAGCAAATTACTACAGCTGCTAGGGATCTGTACGTGGACATGCTTGATAGTGGCCTTGTTCACGGTCTTGACACTCGTACAATTATGCCTAGAAATTTTGAGCATTTTTATATGGTTCGCTGCACTATTAAAGACCTTATTGGTTATTGCATTATGCGAGGCGATGAGCAAATTCAAACTACCGTAGATAACATTATTGCGATGAAGCTATGGTTAGAAGTATTGAAGAAATATCCGTTCCTTAAAGGGTTGGTTGACTTTAGAAAGCCTGATCAGTTCTACCAACGCCAATCGGCTAAAGGTAAGACTAACATCTTTCCGCCAAATGCAAAGAATGATAACTTTGACTGGTGTGAAGAGCAGTTCTACCACACCAAAGGTCGTGATGAATATGCAGGTAGTGATGCTTATCTAAAGATTCGTGAAGATCTTTTGGCACAAATTGATGCAATCGAGAAATCCTACAAATGAAACATTGGAATGCAATTCAAAAACATCTTTCGGCAATTCCGTTAAAGTCTCGTAAAGAGATTTTTAAAGAGTTCAGAATTGCTCATTCCAACTGGCGAGCTCCTACACTTGCCGTTTTAGAACGAATCGTGGTTCGTATGGAGCGGCAAGTGGATGTCTGTGAAGAACAGAATGTGAGAAAACAAGCACTCAACAGAAGTGTACGGTATTACAAACTTTTTCTACTTAAACGCAAATACATTAAATGACGCAATCAGCAAAAAGGAATCAAAATGGAAAAAATAAGATGGACAGAACGTGAGCGGGATGAAGTACTTCACACGGCAGTAAGGTACTACAACCAAGGCGGTTATGCACCAATTGCAGCACTTAGACAAGCTCAGCAGCTTATGTTGCCTGTGCAACGTCGTCGTAAGTTACTTAGCCATTCAGCAGCACCTGACTTAATTAAGTTGCTTAAGCAAAGAGCTTCGCAGGGGATACCAAAACAAAAAGATGTGGTTATACCTACACAACAAGAAACGAAGGCACCTGCACCCATAGAAGTGCCTCAGACCAACACACCAGCTGGTCTACTTGATGATCTTGTGAATAGTATTGCACAACGGTTTGTTTCAGGGCTTAAAGAGCAAATCAAAATTGCTGTACAAGAACTTGAACATGAGTTTAAGATTGAAAAGCATAATCCAGCATATGGCTCGATAGGTAAAACACTGCCAAGAGTTATTATCATTGGGTTGCTTGGTG